TTGAACGCGGCTGCTGTGGGCGCACCAGGGGTGCCGGGCTTGCGCATCTTCTCACCAGAACCCGCCGCAATGCGCTTGCGCTTTGCATTGATGTTCTCATAGAGACCGCCTTCGGCGTAGGAGTCCACCGACTCGGGAGAATCCGTGCGGGTGATCTTCTTTGCCTTCGGCATTTTGCTGGGGGAGATGGCCCCCATTCCCCTAGACGCCCTCATGATTACTTGCAGCGACCGCCGCTGGCCATCGTGACCATCTTACCCTTGGTCTTGCCTTTAATCTCGATGCCACCGCCACGAGCGTACTTGGCGACGGGCTTTTTCTTCATCATTTTCATTTCCTTGGCTTCTTCAGCCTTGGACTCTTTACCCATGAAGGGGGGCATTTTTCCTTTGGTGGCCATAGTAGTACCTTTCTGTGCCTTATCGGCCTTGACGAAATCTTTACCAACAGACATCGGGACACCCGCCTTCTTTGCGAACTCGGGGCTGTGCGCGATGGCCGCCATGAAATTGTGCTGCTTAGTTGATGAAGAAGGCAATTGCTTCTCCTACGCTTTCGAGCGAATTTTTGATCGAAGCCTGCGAACAACCGCCTGAACAGTCTCGGTCTCCCAAATGCGGATGACTGTCCAAACAATTGTAAACATGGCCGCAATCGCAGGTAGTTTATCCACGAGTGTCCCCACAACGGTTACAACTGAAACTACATCAACCACATGCTTTGTGGTCTCGTCGACATGCGTACTCATTTGCAATTCCACCGTTTGAGGCTCGCCGCTTTACGTGTAGGACGACCTTGTTCGTCTTTCATTGGCCCAGCCATTCCGGACATTCGGGAGCAAAACGATTTCCTGCGCGCAGCGTCTTTTGCTGTTTTAGGATTTGGCGCGGGCGCTTTGAGGTTGGCACCTGTGGCCGCGTTGTACTTCGCACGACCTTTGGCCGTGAGACCTGCGCCTTTGCTGACCGGGAGCTTTTCTCCTCGACCGACCGCTAGTGATACAGGTTTTGTTGCCATTATGCCCATCCTTGGACTGGCGTTGTGGGAAAAATCTGATATTTCGCCAGCGATTCCGCTTCTTCGCCCCGGTAGTTGACGTGCCAGCCAGCTACGGCAAGCATCTCAGGAACGTCGCCGTCAACACCTTTAGTGATCTTACCTGTGGTCTCGTACACTTTTCCAACTACTGCAATTGTTCCTTGAAAACGCAGCACTAAGCCGTCATCTGTCTTGTCAAACAAGACGGACTCGGCATCTTCTTTACTGCTGAACTTTAAGAAGTAGTCGATCATGCTGTTAGGGATTCTAGTGGCTGCGGAAACCATGCAGGATCAAACGGCTCAACCACGAAGCCCACAACACCAACCATTAAAACATCGGACGGCTTAGGAAACACCCACTTACCGCCAACTGTCTCCTGCGCCACCGCCCATGCGGTTGTGTAGCCTTCCATGACCTCAAGCTCCGAAGTCGCTGCATTGACCCCGAAGATTGGGTAGTGACGTGCGTCTGCACCAACCCCAACCATTTCAGCAGGGGTCAGGTCGTCCTTCACAACCACCTCTTGCGTATCCACATTCAGCAAGTCGGTCGATGGGATCGCTGCAACCATGTTGGCGTAGATCGTCTCAAGAGCCGTGCTAGCAGCGGCTTGCGTATCAAAAACCAAGTAGTCGCTCATATGGTTGGAGGTTCGTCTTTGTAAGGGTGGCCCACTGGGAGGTTGGCTTGTAGGCCCCATTTCCACGCTAGGTAGCCTTCGAGGTTAAGGCGGTTGTCGGCAGATAGCGTGGTTGGCACAACAATCATTTCGTTTATCGCCCCGTTTAAAAAAGAGGCGGTAGTCCCAGAAAACGTATTCCCGATTGAAGCTCCAGTACCATTACCTATGGAATCTGTGCTGGTACCAACACCGTTTGCCGTTCCATTTATATATAGCTGGAAAGTATTACTTGCCCGAGTGACCGCAGTAATGCTTCTTACACTTAACGCTACAGTTGCAGAAGAAAGCGCAATATTAGCGGCGCTTGTGCCGCCATAGACTAATCTCCCATCCTGAAGAATCCGGAACGAGAAGTCTGCACGGGCACCAAACAGGTGTTGTGTAAGAATTTCGGAACCCCATGTGCCAACTCGCGCAGTTGGGTTGACTACTGCAAGAATTGCAAAGTCGCCAGTCCCGTACCCAAAAGTCCCAGAAGCGTTGTTTGACCCGAAAGTAAGGACATCAGAGCCATCAGCAAATGTAATATTTGGACTTGAGTACGCGGGCTGATTTGCTGCCGTTGCCTGCGTCGCATTTCGCGCATTACCCGACTTGTCGCTCCACTGGCTAACCGTAGACCCGTTGAGCGTGATTGTGCTGGTATCAGCAGCATCGAGCCATAAAGCAGTTGTGAGTTGCGCAGGAGTCCAAGCAGGCGCGCTACTTCTGGTGCCCTGCGCAATCGCGCTCAGGCGAGTCGCGCGTAATCTCATGCTGCAACCAGCTCGCTGATGTACAAGGTTCCGTCAGTAGTCGAGCGGATCGCTGCGATCTGCGTATTGGCCGCCACATCGAAGTCCAGTCGCTCACCTGCCCCAATGTAGTGGCTGGTTGAGCTGGCCGTTTGGGCACCTGTACCAACTGCATAGAACCCGGCTACCGTAGCGTGAATGCTCACCCGGCGGGTCGTGGTGGTGAGGGCGAGGTTTGTGCTCGTGGCCCCCATTGCAACAAGGCGGGAAACGCCTAAAGCTGCCAGCGTGTCTACCGGAAACGGGTTTGTAGCAGACGCATCCACCGCCGAGCCATCAACACCCCACGACACCTTCACACGAGGGTACTGAACGCTGCCAATGTCATCGGTCGCCATTACGGTACCGGTGCCTTGTGTCACTTGAATGTTATCTGCCATGTTGATCCCCTACGATGCTGTTTGTGTGGTTAATCCGATTTGCAACAGTGTGTGCGCTAGTCTTGGTACTGCGGGCAAAGCAGTCAGACTTTGCAGTTGGCCGTTGCTCAGGCGGGTGTTGTAGTACTTGAATGAGCGGATGTGGCCGTTGAGGAAGTTGCTGTTTCCAGACCAACTAGAGCCTATGTAGAGGCGGTTGACGGCAGGCACAGTGCCAGCGTTGTCAGTGCGTGTTGCTACACCGTTACAAGATTCAGCAAAGTCGTTGAGTTTGTATGCAAACGCATCTTTGGTGTTGTTTGTTGTCGTGAGGCCCGTAAATGAGGCGATTGCGCTTGCTTGACCAACGCCGCCGTCAAGCACGTTTGCGCCCCTGTAAGCGTTTCCGCTAGAAAAGTTTCCGTATATGCTCTGGTTAAAAGTGTTGTCGCTAATCGCGTAAGTAAGAACGGCACCTGTCACGTTCGGCAGCGTTGATGCTTCTATGTAAGTAGTCCCCTCAACCGGGTTATACCAGTTGGAGAAGTTCGCCCCCGTAACGCTTGCAACATCTGCTGCGCGAGTGAGGGCGGTTGTGGTGGTGGGGATGTAGCTGGTGGGGAATGCTCCAACTTCCAGTTGAGCGCCCCAGAAAAATAGGCCAGAGGTGCCGTTACCTGTGTAACTAGTGTTGGCGCCTTGTGCTAATTGCTGACGAAACACAGCCACCCCGGTGCCGGTTGGTGTGTACACAATCCAGCAACGAAACCAGCCATTTCCAGCAGAACTAATGCCGGAAGAAACAACTGGTGCAATTACCGTACTGCCACCTGTTTCAAGATCGAAAATAACATTTCCTGCGCCTTGAAGACCAGTTCTCACGCACACACGCCGGGCCTCCCCTGTCAAGCCAAGCTTGGCATAAAACGACCATGTATATGTGGTTCCAGCAGTAACGGACAAAGCTCTGTCACCCGCATAATGCTCACCATTACTTGTGTCCTCTTGAAAGAAATCAGCCAAGCTGCCGTCAGGTGCCGTAATCTGATTAGCAACGACCACACCACCAGTCCCACCACTTAATACATCGCCTGAGTTTAGTGCTAAATTCGTCCTCTGCTCCTCAATCAGCAGCCCCTTGGCTGCCAGAGTCACAGGGTCGTAGTCGAAGCGTGGGGTATCGATTGCAGCACTGGAAAGCACTCCGGAGCTGTTTACATACGTTCCGGTACTGGCCCGAGTGAAGGTGATCCTCGGATCAAGCAACCCACTGAGAAAGTTAAAGTCCAGTGCCGCACGAAGCGCTGCTCCAACCCGTCTGGGAAAACCGAACCCGAAGCCAAAGGACATTTTAGTAAATCCCCACTAACGACGTCGCCGTAGTGTTCGTTGCAAAAACCCGAATGACCTGCACAGGAATCACGACACCGGCCAAAACGCCAACAAACGTCACATCGTCGCCCTGCGCTGTCAACACGCGCACGTTCCCCGCAACACCGGCGTAGACAACCGCCGGGTTGGTCAGATTGACGGTGTCACTTGGCGTAATAGCGACTGCCCCGCCCGGGTACATAGGGAACGTCGGGCTGTAGTTAGTCTTTGCCATTACCGGCTCCTAATTAAGCGCTAGCGGGGTTCTGAGCGCCGTTGTCAGCACGTTGAGCGTAGGCAACCGTAATGATTGCGCGGCCAGCAGTCAGCGTGGCAGTACCGACAGCGATACGCACATAGATCGTCGTGTCAGCCGTGGTGGAGGTTTGCCAAGCCAGTTGGGTCGCAGCAGTAGCAGTGCCCGTGAAACGGCCACCAGCGGTCGTAGCAACAGCGGCCATGAGCTGTGCGCCACCAGAAGTTGTACCGGCAGAAATCGTCGTCGTACCCGCAGTGGCAGCAACAACTTGATCAACAAAAATGTTGATGATCTGAGTGCCCTTGGGGACGATGAAGGGCACAACGTCCACGTTGCCAACAACGGTACCGGTAAGATCGCCCGTGTCGTAGGACTGGCTCAAGTTAACCAGGCCGGTGTTACGGCCAGCGCCTTCGCGCACGGTGCCAGAACGGATTGGGCCAGAGAATGTCGTAAAAGCCATAGCAGCCTCACATGCAAGTTACGCGAGCCTGTCTGCATGTCGTCAGCCGGGACTGTCAGACTCGCCGGAATCCCCGGGGTTACGGGGTTATATCATGCGGGCTCGGTAGAGGCAACATATGCGAATTTCCACCCAGCAAACTTCCCTCTGGTAAGCGGCTCGCCCGATTTCAGCGCCCGATTCACGGTTGGCGGCTTGAGTCCTAACGCGTCCCGAAGCGCCGTTATGCTGGCGTACACCGTCTCAACAGCCGTAGGACTGACTGCCACAACCGGTCGAGACATCTTCGCCTTGGCATCCTCCGTGTGCTGTTTACCTAGCCAGTGCATATGGCTACGACCGGCCTCGATGTTGGCTTTGATCTTAGCAAGCCCCTCCTCACTGACCTTGCGTCCAAGGGCTTTGGGCTTGCCTTTCTGAGTTGCGCTGATCTTGGCTTTTGTTTCTTCACTTCTTGTCTTACCTTCCCAGTAACGTACGGGGTCAGCCAGCTTCTTCTGGCGGATACGTTCTTTTGTCTCCTCGGTGTGACGGTGGCCTAATCGAGGCGACCCGTGGGTCTCGCTAAACGTTTTTGTTTTTTCTGCAAGCCGCTGGCGCATTTCGTCGGACGCGTCGCGCATAGGGGAATCGGCGTGGGCAGCGGTGTTGTAGCAATAGTCGGCGCCGAAGTGTTCGTTAAGCCACTTCTGCTCTGCCGGGTACAACCCCTCTTTACTTTCAAGCTGCTCCACGATCTCAAACTTAAAGACGTCTTCCCCGTACTTGTTCCACGCTCGTTGAAGATGTGCGCAATCGTGGCTCCCCGCTCTCAGCGATTTTCGGTGTGCCCAGAAACGTTTTCTGGAGTCGACCGTGCTACCTATGTAGTAGCTGTTGTTGAGCACGTTTCTGATCTTGTAGATGACGTTTCGCATGTTAGCTCCGTTATGTGAACGTTACAGATCATACACGGGAACGGTGTTCCGTCAACAGAAATGAAAAAGCCCACCGAAGTGGGCTTAAAATCTAGCTAAGTGCTTGATTTTACTGCTGTTTTATCAGGTCGAACCGGCCGAGCCCCAGATGCCAAGTGCATCGGACCATCCAAAGCTATACCGTTCACGAGCTTTGTAACGCACGTTACCGGTATCGAAGTCTCCATCCATTGAGGTTGCCATAGGCGAACGCTCAAAGTGCTTCAGGCCGTTGGGCACGTCGGTCAGCAAGAACCAGCCGTTCACGTCGGTCAAGAAGTGATTGACGCAGTAGCCTTCAGGAATGGCGCCCAACTGTTTGATAGCGTTGATATCGTTATCGGTGGTCGAGACGCGCAGTTCCGTGTCCATCAGACGCTTGGCAACGAACATGTACGCTGGGGGGATAACCAGCTTACGTGGCTTGGCAGCGATCAGCAGACCACGCTCGTCAGTCCAGGCAGCGATTTGAATGATCGCGGCTTCCAGGGAAGTCTCGTTCAAGTCGACGCCAGTGGCGGGGCTGTTGAAGTTAACAGAGCCGTTGACCAGGGGGTGGCCAACACGAGCGCTGCTGGAGTTGATGCCGCACAGGGAGACACCGTCGCCGCCCAAGAAGCTGCCGCTGAACGCATTGTTCAGAACGGAAGCGCCCTTGACTTGCTTGGTGTAAGCCATACCACGGGCCAGAGCCTTGGTGTAGCGGGCAGACAGGCTGTCATACAGATTGTCTTCCACTGCTTCTTCAGTGATGGAGAAGCCCAGAGCGATGGTCTCGTGGGTGTAGCGAGCGGTGAAAGCTTCCTGCGCATTGTCATAAGCAATGGCGGCGCCTTCGTTCTTGACCGGAGCAGCGCCGAAGCCGGCGAGCTTGGTTTCTTCTTCAAAGCTACGTTCCGATTTCTCGATGTCGTAGATTTCCTTGTGCTCTTCGCCGTAGCGAGCGTACTCCAAGCCGAACAAGGCGTTCAAGCCGGGCAGGAGTTCCTTAAGCAGTTGTGCGCGTGAAATAGCCATTATTTACTCCTTAGACGCCGGTGGCGAGGTAGTACGAATGCGTGCCTTGATTGAACTTCACCAGGAGTTCTGGGAAAGCATCAGTCTCGGTGCCAGCAACAACGCCAACAACGCGCATTGCCAAGGTGGCGGTCAGTGCCAAGGAAGCGCCGTTAACGCCAACAATGACGTTGACGCCAGAGTTACCGGTGGCAGCGCTACCAGCAGTGACGAAGCCCAGAGCAGCGTTCTTACCGACTGCGCCAGCAGCGCCGTTGGTCAGCGAGCCGAAGGCAGCCGTACCTTGAACTTGGAACACCAGATCAGGATCGTCAGCAACAACGAGGAACACGTCGGTATAACCGCCGGTGATCGCGTTGGCAGGCAGGTACTGAGCGAAGGTGGGCTGCTTGGTGGCGGGGTTAACGTACCGAACACCCAGGCAAACACCGACGATACCGCTGGTGGTGCCGGCGGTAGGGGTGGCTGCGATGGCTGCGGGGTTACCTGCCGAAGACAGTTGAATCACGTCGCCGTTATAGATAGCGGCGGTGTTGTTGGTAGACAGCTTGATTTCGCGGGTAGAACCAGCGAAGGACTGCCCACCAATCAGGTTTACGGGCTTAAGCCCGTAGGGAGAGAGCGTTGCGGCCATATAAGACTCCTAGTTAAGTACCAGAACCAAAACTCCCGCCGCCACGACTGGTCGAAGATTTCTTCTCCGAGAACAGCGGCATACGGGGGTCGTTGTTTCGCATAAAGTTGTTGTCGACTGAGTCCACCTGCGCTTGTGCTTGGTTGGCGTAGTAAGCGTCGCGGGCTTGCGCACGTTCTTTGACCATCTTGCAGAGCATGAGGCCGCCGATTTCAACGTTTCCTGTCTTGCTACCAAGCAACATCAGTTCAGGGTGGTCAGACGCCTTGACCGGTTCCCAACCTTCGCGCAACTTCTTAGACACGTTGGTAGGATCAGACTGTCCCAGAACGTGCGTCGCTACCCAGCGATACACATACCCAGGCTCAGGAGTAGGGTCAGGCAAGGTACTCGGGGGTGTGTACACCATACGAGCAGTTTTTTCGCGTGATGCCAGATCACGGGGTGTGCGGGAAGTTGCTTCAGCCATTTGATTTCTCCATTTTTGCGATTTCAGCCGCGTATTGCTGTGGGGTAAGACCGAACTTGCGTGCCAACGCGACTTGCGTGGACGTAAGCTGAATCTTTCTTGCACCAGTGGAGCGAGTCCCCGGCGCCACGACGGTTGCTGGCCGCTTGGATCCATCACCGGACTTTTGGTTATTGTCCGAGCCAAAGAAATCCGAAAACACCGAACGCATGCGAGCATCAATTTGCTCGAAGTACTCATCAGAGCGAGGGTCAACCCCCGAATTCACTAGTTTTTGATGCAGCCCTAGTGAGAAGCTGGTCATTTCCTCGTGCCCATTTGCCCCAAACCACTGGTTTTTTGCCTGCCAGCGCAGTGTCTTATCATCGACCTGGGGTGCCTGTTGCACTTGTTGAGGGATTTGTACCACTTCTTCTTGAGGCTGTAAAGCGACCTGCTTCGCGTACTTAGCCTGTTGAAGACGTAGTTTGGCATCCGACATTTCTTCCTGAGCCGAAATAATCGCATCAGTATCAAAAGCCTCGTGCGCGGCCTTCAGTTTCTTACGTGCGTTATCCAACTCCATCTCGGCGGCAGAGCTGGCGGTCTCAGCGTACTGCTTGGCGCCTTCGTTGTACTGATTCTTGAGTCGGCGGTTCTCGTCGATCAGCGCTTGGGCGATCCGTTCGAGTTCTTGCTTCTCGCGCAGCGTCGTTTCTTTGGCGCGGCGCTCATCGTGTCGTGCATGCGTAAGCTCTTTGATACGCTTCTTGACGCCGTCGGAGTACGCCTCCAGCTCATCATCAGACGGGTCGCTAACTTCACGATCCAGCGGCTTGCGGCCACGGTCTTTTGCAGGAGTGTCGTCAACGATCTCGACTTCAAAGGCGTCATCCGCTTCAACGGAGACCTTCTTGTCTTCTTCATCCGGGAACTTGTATTCTTCAGTCATGGTAGCTCCTTACGCAGCGCGGCTGATGCCGCGGGGATCGTCCACAACGGCGTCGATCTGGTCATCGTTGAGCAGACGGAACTCTTTGCCGTAGATCTTGAACCGGGTGCCAGAGTAGGTTCGAACAAGTACGAAGTCGCCTTCCTTACACCACGCGCCGGAAGGGAACTTGGCTGCATCCTTGTACGCATCGGGCCCGACCTTCAACACGAACATCACCGTCGTCGCATGCTCTTCAGACTTCATGAAAGACTCGGCCTTAACGATCGAGGAGTTTTCAAACTTGTCTGAAACATCAGGAACTACGCACAGCAGCTTGTAGCCCGTAGGTTGGGGAACCTGCGTGGCCTTTTGCTCTTGCGGAGCATCTTCCGGCTTATCAACGGGTTGAATTGGTTCGGGCAGGCTGATGCCTGGGGGCAGAATGATATTACTCATCTGATTGCTCGACTTTCTCTAGCAAGGCCAGTAAATGGGATTCCGCGATCGCTAGGCCCTGAATCACGCCGCAGAGTTTCTGATACTCGTCAAACGACCGACAACCCCCTCCCGAGAGGTCGTCAGCGTAGTTATTCATGTCCGTGCGTAGCTTATCGCGCAGTACGCGTGCGAAGTCTTTCATCATGACGGACATTACTCCTTATTAGGTTTCTTCTGTTGGCTCTGCATGGCGGCTTGACGCGCCTGCATAGCGGCTTGCTGTTTGCTCTTGGCGATGTCGATGCCCATGCGCACGCCTTCGCGTTGTTGCTGGTCTTGCCGACTCTGCTGTTTGTGCTCGACGTCCTTGCTGATCTTGAGCATGTTGAGTTCGGACGTGTTCTCCATCTTCTCGCGCTCGATGTCGATGCGGTCAGACTCGGCAGCCGCGTTGACCTGCATCTGCTTTTCCTTGATGTCCAGCTCGCGGGAGCGGAGCTGCAGTTCTTGCTGCTGCATCTGCAGCACAGGATCCTGGGCTTGTTGCTGGGCTTGCTGTTGTGCAGCCATTGCTTGGTTCTGCTGCAGCACCTGCTGGGCAGCCTGGGCCATCATGCCGGACATGGCGATCTCAACTTCTGGTGGCAGCTTCTCGTCTTCTGGCGGCAGGGCCATACCGAGCTGTTGCTCGATCTTCTGACGGTAGCCGTAGCCAACGTGCTCGGCGATGTGGGCCTGCATGGCAGCCATCATGGCTTGCGCCTGGGGGTTTTGTCCGATTAACTGCATGATCAGAGGATCCTGCATGGCTGCCGTGTGCACCTTGATGTGGGCCTCGTGATCCTGGTGAATGAACGCCTTGAGCGGCTTGCCCTTGAGCACGAACATGTTCTCGGTCACGGGGTCGACGGGCTTCTGATCGTCCGGCAGAGCGACTAGCTTCTCGGGGTTCTTGATGCCCAGAACCTCCAGCATGCCTCGGTGCAACTGGGGCAGGTCGTAGATCTGTGGCGCGCTCTGGGCGAGCTGGATGACGGCTTGGTACTGTACGACGCGCTGTGCCAGCGTGGACGCGTTCGGGTCGGACACCGGGATGATATCGACATGCTTGAAGTCCTCTTTGCGAGCGCTCTGGCGACCTGTCTCAGGCTCGTAGCTGTAGTCCTCATCGGCGTAGTCAGCAATGATGTCCTTGATCAGACCCAGCTCTTGCTTGAGCGCGTAGTGAACCCGTGCCTGCACAGCCGTCATGACCTTAAGCTGGCGCTCCAGCAGTGCCAGGGTGGTACCCACCGGCGCCTGGGCTGACATGTCGCTGACCTGCATGTCGGCGGTAGCTGCGAAGCGACGGCCTTCTTCAACGATGGTGTTGAGCAGGTTGTACAGCGTGCCGCTGGGTTCTTTATACGGCAGGGGCAGGATGCTGTCGCGCATGGCGCCAGAGCCGACGTCCACGTCGCGCCACTCGCCTGGAGCGATCGGGGTGTCGTCACCCTTGATGCGCAGACCGCGAGACTTCAGACCACCGGGCAGGTTAGACAGCGTCCCGGCGTCCACCAACTGGCGCATGATGGAGGTTGCCGACTTGGCGAAGCCACCGATCAGATGGAACAAGCCGAAGCCGTAGGGGCCGAAGCCGGGGATGTAGTTGTACTGGACGAAGTGTTGACGCTTGAGCTTGAGTTCGTCTTCTTCTTTCCAGTTCCTGCGGATGGCCAGCACGGTGTTCGTGCCACGGATGAGCGTGATGACGTAAGGCAGTGCGATGCCGGTAGGCTCGCCGCCTTCCTCGTCCTCGAATCCGGGCAGGTCGAGGTCAACGCAGCACTCATATAGAACAAACCGCTCGTCGTTGATGTCGCTGAAGCCGGTCTCGCTGTCTTTGGCCTTCTGGATGTCGTCTTTGGTGTGTTCTGGCTCGCCGATCTCGGTTTCGCAGTAGAAACCAGCCTGCTGGAGCTTCAAAATCTCGTTTTTTGTCTTGCGCATAACGTGCGTTACGCGGTACGACGAGCGTGCATCAGTGACGCCGTAGGGCAGCAAAATGTCTTCTGCGGGGATAAAAATCGAGCTTTGACGGTCTAAACTGGGGTCAAAGTACACTTTTTTGAACGCACTGCCTGCTGCCGGCAGGTTCCACAGCATTCTCTCGTGCTCTGGCCTGAACTCCTGCATGCGCTCGGTCAACTGGTAGTTCATGTCGTCGACGACACGTGTAGCAGACGCTTTCTTTGCAGGCGTCTCTTTACCGATGATCTTGGCCTTGACTGGGCCTGCTGCCGGGAACGTCTCGGTGATCATCTCGCTTTGGAACCGCACCACTGCCTCAGTGATCATGGGGTGGAACACGCCGCAGGCACCGTTCCAGGGCTCTGTGCGCTCCTCATACTTGAGGCCCAGTAGCTTCAAGCCGTCGACGTAGGTTTGCTCCCAGTCTTTACGGCTGCTGCGGTCGTTCTGAATGTCTGAGTCCAGCTCAGAGGCCAGCGCCTGCATCTTGCCCGCGTCCATATACTCGGCGAGGTTGGCGTTGAAGTCTTCCGCACTGGGCTCTTTGGGCGTAATGGTGAGGTCTAGACCTCCAGCGTGGATGGAGACTTCTTCGGGGTCAACGATCTCAATCTCGATCGGTTCCGCTTCTTCTTGCTCTAGACCTTGGGGGGCTTGGTACAGGCCCTTGTCCATGAAATTGGTAGCCATATGAATCCTTAATAGTAGGCAGCAGAGCGCCGGCGAAATAACTGCGGCTCATCTTTGCGGTCAGACGATAGCGACACAAAGCCCCCGCGTCTATAGCGCGCCAGGGCCATTGAAACACAGTTGTGTACCAACACGCCGTTTGCGTAAAAGCACTGCGCATCCTCAACCGCCAGATTGAACACCTGCCGCTTTTCGTTTGTTGGCGCGATAGTTTCGACAGACGCACGCTTGGCTACAAAAACGGGCGCGGCGGATTTTTGCCGTGAACGAAGCGCCACACATTTCGCATACCAGTTGGTAAGGGTTCTCGCTGCGTTTTGCCCGAGCTGCGTCCAACGCGATTCTTGCGGCTCCGCCTGCCCGGAAGTTTTTTGCGGAGACTTCTGAGTGCCAACGGCGACCGTCTTCGCTTGCGTGCCATGCAGCAGCCTTGTCTCGGATGGCTGCCAAATGCTCCCGCATAGCCGGGGGGCAAACACCCTTACGTTCTTCAGCGTGCTGCGCAAAATGTTCAGCGGCTGAGACCAATGCCAAGTTCTCGATGGCATTGTTCCCGGTGTCGTGGTCGATGTGGTGCACATGGTGCTTGCTGGGTATGGGGCCGTTGTGGTGCTCCCAAACCGCCCGATGTAATAGCTTGCGCCCGCCAACACGCATGAAATATTTTCGATGCGTAGGGCGCGTTGCTTCAGGGTAACGGCGGTAGGTGTGGCCGTTAAAAACCACTGTTTCACGTGCGATGCCTTCTTTTTTAGGGAACGCCATACTGACTCCTTTACAGATGCGATCTTTATTGTATCTGTAACACGCACATCTGCCAAACGAACCCATCCTCGCGTTGTAGCAACGGGGTGGTTTGGCGTAGCCTCTATGGTCTGCCCTTGGGTTGTTTGCAACCGCATGGTGGCGTGCGTTCCCGTACACACTGCCACTTGCACCCGCCTCGGCCCTTTCGGGGTATGCACAAACTCCCCCTCCTGCACGCGCTCGATAGCCCGCGTTGTTCCGTCGGCCAGCAATATCTGCGTACCGGCTACAAAACAGTCGACGAAGTCATCGTGCTCGCCGTGGGGAAACTCCGCACATTCATTGATCACCTCGAACGCCCAGCGGTGATCTGGCGCCCAGACAACTTTATCGAACAGCATGGGTGCTACCGAGTTAACTCGCGCTCTCTTGTCGTTGGACACACCTGCGCCTGCGCGTGACGGGCTGTAGTCTTCAACAATCAGCTCCATCTGACGAAGCTCCTGGATGAGCGGGGCACCGGCGGCCTTCTTCTCGATCAGCAGACACTCGGGCTGCCACTCCTTGTACTCGTCCATCGCCTTTTGCTTGAGCTGCGGGAACTCCCAACGCCCCTTGACCGCGTTGAGCATGATGATCTCATGGCGGCGGGTCTCTTCGTTGAACCACACACCCCATGTAATACAGGCGCTAAAGTCATTATGGCTTTTCGTGTCGTGCGCCGTATCCCAAACCTGGATCACAAACTCCACATCGGGCGGGTCGTCCTTCTCCCATATCTGCCACCACTCGCGCTTGAGGATGGCGCCCTCCTCGGACGTGGGCTCCTGCATGTACTGAGCGGCCCAGAACTGGGGCTGCATACCCGCTTTCTTTGCCAGCAACTGATCCACGGGCCACTGCTCAGGCCACAAGCTCTTGCCAGACGGCAGGATGGCCGGGAACCGCACTTCAGTCCAAGGCGTGCTGTTGGGGTTGTTCTCTGCCCAGGCCAGCGCCCTGCCGATCGGATCCTTCTTACCCCAGCGTGTGCCGATCATTACTATTTTGCCGCCGGGCATCAAGCGCTGCAGAGGGCCCACCTGTATGTATTCCCAAGCGGTGGCAAACGCCGCGTCGGGGTTTGATAAAACGGCTTGCTCAGAACAGTTGTGCGTGAGGATACCCTGCGCAAAGAAGGTGTTATCCCCCCGAACTTCAAAGTTAACAAACTGCCCCGCAGTGTCTATATGCTCGACTCGGGAGACTCTGCGTACTCCCACAAGAACCCCCAAGCATGCCGCGATGCCTTCAACGCCGCATACAAAAGCTTCTTGTACCCATCGTAGTCCAGCGGCGTATTGTTTTGCACAACCCCGTCCTTTCGGCGGGTTGTTCTTGGCCACTGCTGCTGCATGGCGTAATCTGCTGCTGAGGCCAAAGAGGCGAACTGCTGCACCAACACCCCATCCAAAGTCCTCTGTCTTACGGGGCGCTGCACCCAACTCTGCTTCGGCAACGCCATTGCGTCTTCTACCGCCATTTTGAGCACCTTTAGCCGATGCTCCATTCTCGCTGTCGGTATGCCTGCAATCCTCGCCAACTGCGGTGATGACAGCATCTTCCCCTGGTACGCAAAATGAACCCCGTTCGTTCGGTTGTTCTGCTGCGTCTCCACGTCTGCCCAACGGCAATTCTGCACTGTGTACCCCAGCGCGTTGTCGATGCGATCCAGCGTATGTTTGATTGATGGCGCGGGGCCAAGAAGTCGCAAAAACTCCGAAAACGTCTCGAACTCTGGACACACCTTGATCCCCACCGCGCCATAGTTGATGTAGTTGGCGGCCTTGGGGTTGTTGCACCGCTGTTTCATCATTGCCCAAATGTTGTACTCTCGCTTGAACGCTTCGTACAGTTTTGGATGTCGTGACATTTTTGAGCCCTCTTATGATGGAGGACTTGATTTTACACCAAAACGTGATCGTCCGTAACATATCCCCTAAAGCAATTTTGCTGGCGCGTTGCCATCCAGCATTAAACGTCCATACAGGGTGCTCGTTGGACACCCATAAACCGTCAATGCACACGGAAGTAGCGTGTTCGGACGTTGTTTTTCTAACCACCTGCTGCCAACCGGATTCTCCCAGCAGGTAGTCGCCAACAAGTACGCTGTATGCAGGGACATCGCCATGCGGGGTGTGGACTATTGAGTTTTTATGGATACATAAGTCATCGACCACCAGAAGGTGGGCGCCGTGCCCGGCTACGTTAGCGCCGATACCGATGGCCAGATACTTGCCGCCTGCGGTCGTTGTCCAGTTGTCTGCCGCGCTCTTGTCTTTGGAGACGGCGGTGTTGGGGAATATCTCCCGGTATGCTTTTGTGTCGAGCAGGTTGCGCACCTTACGCCCGAAGTCAGCGGAGAGCGCTGCCGTGTGGGTGGCCATCATGATGTGATGATTAGGCAAGTGCCCCAAGTACCACGCCACAAACATATAGGCGATCGTCTCCGACTTACCGAAGCGTGGGGGCATGCTGACCGTCAGCCGCGTCTCTTCACCGTCCCGCACCTTGTGCAGCAACGGCTTCATATAGCGGTGATGGGGGCCTTCTTTCCACTCAGGGTATAGGTGGGCGCAGAACGTCAGAAAATCGTCACGGCAGCGCTTTAAGAGCTTCTTGTGCTCAAGCGTTTCCAGCTCACTCAGCAAGGCTTCCTTCTCTGCCAGCGGCATGCTGGGCAGGTTTGCCACCAAAGCGGCTATCGCCTCTGATGAGAGTTCCTCAAGCATCCCGGCGCTCTACGACTTGACCGATCTCAGCGTCGATGGACTTCACGTCAATAACTTCTGCTGGCGTGGCGCTGGACGGGATGTTGGTGATGAACTTAGCTAGGCGCTCGCGCAGGCGCTTCTCGATCTCTTCTTCGCTGGCGTCCTTCTTGGTGACTTCCACGCGCTCAGTAAAGAGTGCAACCTCTGTCACGTTGCCGAGCATCTGCAATGCCTTCAACCGAATGTTAGCGTTGGGGTTGGTTGTCTCTTCGACAATCTTTGCCACGGCGTAGCCGCGCAGTTCCTTGGCCTGATGGATGAAGTCCCAGTCATAGGCCGTCAGCATCCCTGTGAGGTGCTGCACTGCGGCAGGCGTCTTTATAGCGGCAAGGGCTTGCTTCTGCGTTGCGCTGTCTGGATCGAAGTTAAGCGCTGTGAAGGCTGTCCGTGCGGCTTTGGTTTGCTGCTTGTCGTCTACGTCTTTGTCTGAGGGGACTCCGAGGTCTTCCAGCCATGCCGCCGTCTCTAATTGAGCGTCAAGCATAGTAGAAGCGCCTATCTGTTCAATAGGAGTGAAGTTGCCTGCCGGTGATATTTCAGGCTCGAATTGCACCAAGTTCTCAAACATTTGCGTATGCGTAGATGACATATTTGCCTTCTCGTTGACCGCAGTGTACATTTACTTTGCGCTTTGCGCACATCTCTCTCCTGTTAGTCTGTTTCATACTCCTCCGTTGCCCGCTTGGTTTCAAGCGGGCTTTTTTTCTTGTGCTTGTCTAACGTTTTACAAAAGGTTGTGCAAAATTTTTGCAGTGGGGGTGGGGGGTCTAATTATTCGTTTTGGGGTGTGCTTTGCTAAATTGGCATAACACACAATACGCCGGCCTTACTTAAATTGGCATAACTGTGCCTGGCTTCTATCTTACTTAAATTGGCATAACTGTGCCTGGCTTCTATCTTACTTAAATTGGCATAACTGTATAGCGTGGTTGTGAAATACTGTTTCCCGCGCGACCCCTGGCCATCGTCATACAGCGGGGGGTGCCGGTACGGTGGGGTCGCGCCTGGGCCGATTGGCTGGAATCGCTCTGCGGTCGCTCTGCGGTCGCTCTGCGGTCGCTCTGCGGTCGCTCTGCGGTCGCTCTGCGGTCGCTCTGCGGTCGCTCTGCGGTCGCTCTGCGGTCGCTCTGCCGCTCGCTGTGCTGTGCTGTGCTGTGCTGTGCTGTGCTGTGCTGTGCTGTGCTGTGCTGTGCTGTGCTGTGCTGTGCTGTGCTGTGCTGTGCTGTGCTGTGCTGTGCTGTGCTGTGCTGTGCAATCCGTTAACGGGGTCACGAACTATTTATTTGATGTGGTAAATAAACATCACACAGAACCATTTATTCGGAGTAATATCTCTCTCATGTTGCAACGGTTTTGAAGTGTTAGCGGGGGCGCGGGGTGTTCGGCGGGGTTTATCCCCCGCACGCACAACGAAGGCGTATCAGATTGAACAGCCCCCGACACTTCGAAACTGTGACACCTAGTCACACTTTTCACTCTTAACCTACCGGAGAACCACATGAGCACATCACCCTACTTCGCCCACTGCGCAGCCATGTCCGAAACCGAATCCTCGAAAGACCTGAGGGGCGCCGTGCACGCTTGCTTGCGTGCCGTCGAAACGGCAGATCACTTCGTGGAGAAATGGGGCGCGAGTTTTCAAGGGCAAAGCCCCGAGGCAGTGGCTGAAATTCTCCTCCCACATGTGGCGTCGTTTTACGGCGTGGTTCTGAAAAAGCAAAGCACGGGGCGCGTTGTAATGTCCGGCGCCGATAAGCCCCTGCGGGATCGTGCCGCAGCGAAGCTTTCGCGCATGGTGCGCGCCATTGTGGGGGAAACATCAGCCCATTCTGCGGCAGTCGAAGATGCTGAAGAGGCCGAAGAAAAAGCCTCTAAGGCTGAAGAGGCTGAAGAGGCCACCCCTGAACAGATAGCGGCAATGGCGCAACTCATTCAAGCATATGGGATGGATCGGAAGCTTGCGAACAAGGCGTTGTCCAAGGCATTTGCGTTGATGAAGGCTGCAGCATGAGAGACGCATGCTTTGCAATCGCCCTAGGCGTGACCTTCGGCTTCATTTTCGCCCTCTATTTTTAACCCTCAGGGGGCACGTGCCCCCCTCTGAGCCCTCACGTTATCGCGTGAGGGCTCTTTCGCATGCCCCTACACTTCGCACAAAAAAGTGTGACACGTGTCACACTTTCCAAACTATGCGCACTCAAATAATTTCATATCTCACCCACCTTCTGAACGTCGAACATGTACCCTTTCGCGTCGCGCTCCTAATCGTCGCGACCCACTACCACCAACCCCCCCACGTCATCGAACGCATTTTTTACCGAGAAAAATGCTGACACTGGTCGGAAACGCCCAGCCCCTTCGATAGAACTGTTTATACTTGTGCAAATAAACTGTTCACGGCAATTTAGAGTTTTCATTTTTCAACAATCCTAATTAAAGATTGGCAAGCGTTGGCCTGTAACCCGCATGGATGCTAGCGTCTAGGGGGAACCGGCTTTCCTACCTATATATATATATCTATTAAAAAAGATTTATAT